TACCTTCAATCCAGTATTCGTGGAGTCCTGCTGGATTAGTTAGTCGAACATCATATTTATACTCTTCTGCTGTAAAAGTTGCAGTTTGTGTGTCAGTTAATTTCCAATCAAATGTTCCACCAGAAGCGTTTGTAATAGTACAAGTTACATCGGCTGCTTTAGTACTTCGTCCTGTGTTCCAGACTTGAGAAGCCAATGTGTATCCCGTAAGATTAACAGCAGCATTATTTGAATCTTTCAGGGTGACATTAACCGTATGATCCGATCTTCTTTGGATCGTCATGTCATACGTTCCAGGGGAAATTGCCATCGAACTAACGTTTTTCTATAGTTTACCAAGAGTTAAGTTTTTATTACATACATCATTGCAAAGTTGCGAGGTCTTGCTTCTGTTCCTCCACTATTGGTCATGCCATGATTGTGAGTAGCATCTAGTTTTACTCTGCATCCACCTCCACTATCGAAATCTCTACTAGAATTACCATTGTTTGTAAATACACCTGTAGGTTGAAAAGTATGTGCCTCCCCTTGAAATTCACCTTCTAGAACCTTAGTACTACTTCCATCTGTAGTAGTCGTCGTATTCGTAGTGTGAGCATGTTCTTTGTTTGCAGAAGATTGAGGACTACCTGAACCTATAGCTCTTCCACTATCAGTTCCTTTACCATGATCCCAACCTCTAACAAACTCACCTCTTAAATCTGGAAGCTTAAATTTTGTACCGTTTTCTCCCCAAGTCGTTCCAATGACAGCAAACAAAGCACTGTAAGAACCTGTTTTTTCATGCTCAGAACCATCACACTCTAAATACCCTGCTGGAACGGTAGATGTTGCCATACAAAAGACAGAACCAGTAGGAACGCCTTGAATTGCTTCAAAGGATAAAGCTCCTGATCCATTTGTTTTTAAAACATCCCCATTACTACCGTCTCTTGGTGGAAGACTAAATGTAACGTTAGCACCAGAACCATTTGAATCAGTAACATCAGTAGGAGCTTGTAAAGCTACATAATGACTACTATTTGCGTCACCAAACCTTATATCCTTTTGTGATCTTAATGTTATTCCGTGTTCATCTATAATCATTCTTTCTACTCCAGCAGTAGAAATACCAATCGTATTAGCTGCGTCTCTATAAAAACCTGTATCTGAATCACCATCAAAACCTATAGCTGGAGCAGCGTGTGTAGCTGAATCATCAACAAGTAAAGCTCCTGTTAACGTTCCACCTGATTTAAGTAATAGACCTAAATTATCTTGAGTGATGTCTCCAATTTCTCTAAAGCTTGTACCATCATGTATATGTAATTTATTACTGGTAGTGTTTCCGAAAAGCATAAACTTTTCGTCATAAGAGGCTAAAGCAGTATCATTAGCCCCACTGTTGCAAGTAGCAATTGCTTTAAGCGTCGCTTCTATATCTAGTCTTACTACTTGTCCAGAAGCGTCAGGGACAGAATAACCATTGACTTGAGACATTATTCTTGTTGTTTTACGTTATTCTATACTCCTCTGCCAAAACCTACAGCTTGATAGGTAAACTTTCTATTTAAAGCAGTAGTACCAGTAGAGCTGTTCATAAATTTAATGGTAAATTTCTTACCTTTATCAGCGTCACTTGAAGGATGTGAAACTGTAAAATAATCACCAGCCGCCATATTTTGAGCTGTTATACCAATTGAAGGAAGATAATTATTCAAATTACCTAAAGCACTTGTTCCTACAAAAAACGGCTTGTCGAAAGTAATAGTCTTTCCGTTTGCATCTGCACTTGCATCTGTAATCGAATCAAGAGTATTTACACTTTGTTCTGTCCTTGAAGGAAGAGAGGCGGTGTAGCCCAACTGAGAAACATTAACATTTTGGTCTGTTTTAAATGTTATCAAAACAGCTTTAAATTGAAAATACCTAGCTTTGTATTCTCCATTAACAAAAATATTCCAGTTATCTGAAAAATCACTGTCTGCCGATCCAGTGTTACTGGTTCTTACATATATCTGACAGTCAGTATCGTTAGCTGCGGCTCCATCCCATGAAGATCTTTGATCTATGTTAGGCCATGTGTCTACAGAATCCGTTCCATCAATGACTCCTATACTTTGAACATGTCTTTTTAAAGTCAAAGTCATTGTTTGACCTAAATCAAAAACATTTGCAAATGTATAAGTTCCTGTTTTTTGTGTGGCAGGGCTAGTAAAAGAAATACTTGTAAGTTTTAATACTCCACTAGCTAAAGTTACATTGCTTTTACTTCCTGAAAACGGAGAACTTAGTAACTCTTCTCTTGTTGCAGGTAACACCAGTTTTTGTTCTTCATCTGGTAAATCAATGACTACACTTGCTTCACCTGCTGAAAAACGTCCACCATCATCTTGAAATTTTACTATGTATTCTCCTTCAAGAATAGGAACTAAAGCTTCAGTTGTGTTACCTGCTAAAGCAGTAACTAAATCAACAGAATCACTAAAAGCACCCGTTCCATCTGTTTTTCTTGAGTGTCTTACATAAACACGTCCTCCATGTAAAACATCTGCATCGGTAGACCTATTCCATCTAAGTCTTATTTGCTTGCCGCCTACAGGTTCTCCTGTTAAACCTGTTACGTCTGCTGGAATTGCTGTCTTACCTTGAGCTGCAACATTAAATTCTAAAGCAGTAGATGATAATTCTAAATTTGAGTTATAAGAGTATATTTTAAAGAAGTAATTTCCAGCAATACTATTGTCTATATGAAAATTAGGACTGTAAGTAATAACATCTTCAAAATTATTACTCTCATATTTATATTGAACTAAATATTGATTAACCCCTGGTACTGCTCCCCAAGAAACAAATAATCTAGATATTGCAACTCCGTTTACAACTACAAGTTTTTCATCATTAACAGGGTCACAAGTATAACTAGTTGGTGGATCACCTGGAGCCACTAATAGAGTTGTTGCTCTAGCAGGAAGATCTAAATTCTCTTCTATATTTGCATATTTTCCAGGGTTATAAGATAACGCAGTAACTTTGTAAGTAATACCATCTTGTTCTTCAACAGTTATAACTCTAAATTTCTGAGGCTCTAAAGTATCACTTGTTAAGAACCAAATTGAATTAACAGCAGGGGTTTCGCTTAGAGCAGAGCCTAACGATATAACTCCACTATTGATACTTGTAACACTCTTTTCTTCTATAACATTGTTAGATAAAAGAACTTTTACCTTCTTATTTCCTCCTCCAAAAGAACTTAAATCCTGATCCCCATCAACAGTTATTGAAGTTGTTGTTGCACTTTTTATACGCCCAGATCTTCTTGCTCCACTGCGAACTGGATCGTTTATATCAATAATAGAACCAGGTCTAATTGCTACTCCATTCTCTATAGATGTTGTAAAAGCAACAACCTCAGTCTCTTGTTGTTCTGCAAATAAAATAGCTTTACCTAATCTTTGTGCTTGACCTCGACTGGTACATGCAAATGCCTTTACGTCTCTCTTTAAATACCCAAATTTACCCTTTAAGACTGTATCTTCTACAAGTTCAAAATCTATTTCTCTACTATCCATATTGTAATAACTTACAGATACGGCAGAATGTCTGGTTTTTAAAGACGATCCACTGTAAGAAAAACCTTCTTCCGTTACGTTTGCAAGGCTAAAAAGAAAACTTGCATCAGTTGGTTTATCTTGAGATATTGTTATTCTGCCTGCTGCCCATATAGGCATACAACGCATAACACCGCTTAATTCTTCGATTAAATTAAAAGCTTCTTTTGCCGATAAAATGTTTACATTACAACTAAATCGTGGCTCCGTAGACCCAAAACCATCGGAAACTAAAGTATTTGAATATTTAGAAGCTTCTACAAAACTGTATAAATCTATATTTGCAAATAAGTCACTATCTAAAGGGTTATCTGGATCGTAATCAGGAGCAATTTGTTCTCCTAACCCATAACGAATACTGGTTAATAAATCTAATAAAACCATTGCAGGACAAGTACACCATTGAGCTGCGCCCATCGTTCCATTAAATATATAATTAGTTGGGTAAACTATTCTTCCTGTTTCACTATCAATAGTAGGCGTTCCAGAATTAGAAGCACCTGCACCTGGAATCCTAATTTTAATTCCTCTTATTCTGTATTTTCTACTTGGAACGCTACTAACTACCTTGCTATCTAAAGTTAATACACCGTAAGCACTATCGGGATAACTAGAATGGTCGTCTTCTATTGCTTCTACTCCCGTCACCTTAAATATATCTTTTATTTCTTCATTTGAACTGTTATCTTGTGTTACACGTTTAACTTTTACTGTTACAGTTCCAGTGCTTTGTGTAAAATCAATTCTATAAGATCTTGAATATGCGTCGTTTGTTCTACCTGAAATTGTATCTGTTAAATATGCTGTTTCACTGCCTCCAGTGTATTGGACAGTAATTTGTATCTCAACAGATCTTCCTAGTAAATCACCTTTATCATTTGTTTCATAAAGTTGGGGAAAAGTAATAGTTACTTTTGCTGCATCTGCCCCATCAACATTTTCTATAGTTGTTCCTAATGCAATATCAAAACTATAAGGCTGTGTAGTTGTAACAGCAGTGTGCGTACTAATATTAACGTTAGTCGAGGTATGTTTTATACCTGACACATAAGCTTGATTTGCCGTTCCAAAACGAGGAGTAAAAGTAACATCGGGGTAATTTATATGTCTATCTTCTGGATCTGTAGATACAGCATCTTTATGTAAAACAGGAGTGTTATCTAAGAAAACATCTTTTAAAGCTGCTGTGTTGTAGTTAACTTCACCCCTACCCCATCCAGTAGCATTTGCATCTGCATCTAAAGCTGCTTTTCTTTCTCTTTCGGCTGTTGCCCAACCTTCTATTTCTCCTTCAGAAATCAATTCCTGAACAGTTATATATTGCCGACTGTTTAAATTATCTGGATCTCTTCTTGGTTTTTTAGGTTTACTACCAAACAATCCAAAGATAGAACCTCTTATTGGCTTAGTCATGCTTGTACCTCTTCTGTTTTAACTGACGCACTTATTACTGTAGACCCTGTAAAAATTTCTCCGTAAACAATTGGATGTGTTGTACCTGCTCTGACTACATTAGGCGTTCCACCAAAAGCAAATGATATACGTGGATCGTCTTCACGTTCTTCTTCTTTTGCAGGAGGGAATAGTATGTTTGCTACACCGCCTATAGCAAGAGCTAAACCTACATTTCCTGCTGCTGCCCATAAAGCTGATCCTCCCATACCTGCTGCAAAAGGTACACCTCCCCAAGCACTAAATCCTCCTAGCCCTAAAGTCGTTCCCCCAGAAGCAACAGCAGCTCCAATAAGTATTGCTCCCAACAGAATACGTCCAAAATTTTCTCCTGCTCCAGTTATAACAGGTACAATTTTTATTTCTTTAGAAAATGGATAATCAAGCTGTTCTTCTCCTACGTTATTTCCGTCAGTTAAAACTTGGTAATATTGATCTCTCATGTGACCCCTTAATTCAGGCCAATTCATTAAAAGAAAACTCATACAGTCACCTGTATTAGTTACATGAGCTTCTAATTCTCCGTGTCCAGTAATCTCTTTAAGAGATCCGTATAATTTAATTGTCTTGAGCATACCTATACCTCCCTCCCGTACATTTTAGCAACCATTCAGAATAAGGTTCTTGACAACTTAAACGCCTAGATAAATGATGCAACACTTCCCCATTTAAAAAGATAGCAACATGATTAAGTCCTTTACTACACCTATTCATTAGTAATACATCTCCATTTTCTAAACGCTCCTCAGAAGATAAAGGTCTAAAACCTGCTGACTTTAAAAAATCATCACCTGTCTTATCTCCATCATAAACTGGGTTTTCAAGAAAAGCTTCAGGGGATAAAGGTCTATCTCCATCAATTAGTTCAATACCTCTTACTTCTCTATACCAATCTTGGACAAGCGTATAGCAATCTGTAACACCCCAGTGCCAAGTTCTACCTTTAAGCGGAGCTTTATATCCTACTGGTTCGTAATAATCCCATTCTTTCGTGCTTGGACTAACAATATGCCAAGGCAAATCACCAGCCTCGCAACTGATCTTGTCTGATTCACTTGGAGTAGGTGGTCCTGATGGATGAGAATGTATGACAGCAACTACTTGTCCCAATTCTTCAGCTTTAACGTAATCTTTTGGGTCTAAAATAAAACATTGTTCAGCATTTCCAGCTAAATTTTTACAAGCTAAATAAGACTTTTTACCTCTAATATTAATAAGTAACCCTACGGATTCTTTAGGATTTTGTTCTATAGCATGTTGTAATGCTTTTTCTTTCCACATGATTATAAGAACGTTCCAATTGAAGGAAATAAAATTCTAGTACACTGTCTTTTTGGTACTTTTACCCCTGCTAAATCAATAACGCTGGCTAACTCAAACGTTACTAAATCTCTATTTTCTAATGTTTTTCTGTCTATGTAATAGATTTCTCTAGGAAACTCTATGGGGGATGCCTCTCCATAAGGGTTGGCTAATTTAACAGTGCAACTTTCTTGGCTTTGTGATCCACCAGTTGATACATTGAAAAATAAGTAATAGGTATTGCCAGACTGAGAAACACTATATAGCTCATGTTTGCCGTCTAAAAGATCTGTACCAGACGTACCATCAAAGACAATAAAATCTCCTTTACTAAAACCAGGGTTTGTTCCTGTTATGGATACTTGAACTTGGGTTCCAGTTGATGAAAATGTTCCAGATATAGCAGTATTAGGTATATTATTTTTCCAAGTAGCAGCATCTAAATATTGCATAAATGTTCTAATTCTTGTTACTTTTGCACCTGTTAAATCACTGCCAAAAGCAACCTCTTTGTTTACTTCCTGCATGACGGAAGACATTAAAGAAAGCGTATTACTTATTGTTATTTGTGGTCGAGGTAACTGACCTTTTTGAAAAGCAAATCCTGTTGCTTGGACTGGGTATCTTAAATAATAATTACCTTGCCATATAATATTTCCAGTTAAATCTTCGTTCATACCAGCATGAAATCTATAGATCATGGTGGACTGATTACCGTGTAAAGCAGCATCAAGCTTTACTTCAAATAACTCAATAATTGCATCTGGAGCAAGCTTTGAAAGCTCGCCTGCTACAGCACTAATGGCTAACCAAGTAACATTTCCATCTTGTATCGTTAATCCAATAGTGACAGGCCATAAAGGTTCTGTTGAACCAGTCGTTCCAGCAGTGACAACCTTATAAATTAAACCGCTATCATTTTGTTTTGCAGTTGTGGGTCTTCTAAGTGTACCTGCGGCTAAGGCAGTACTTGTACTAGCTGACCATGCTTCTATTGCCATTAGCTATCTGCTTCAAAGACTTGTCTAAATGTTGCTTGTATTGTTGATCTGTTTAAGTAAGGTATTGACTTGTTCCAAGAGTCACAGACAAATTTTCCTGCTGATTCTCCTTCTGGTGTGTAGTTAAAACATTCTTGATCTAAACCTCTTGCCTCTAAGAAATTTTCTATTGTATCTGCATCTGTTTCGGATACTTTAAAGGTTAAAGAATAGCTCTTAGGATTTTGATTTTTATGTAAGCCAAATAGCACTCTTTGTTCGTATCCATCGGCAAAACGTACCACACGTTTTATTGGTGTTGAACTTTTACGAACACCGTAGGTTGGTTTTATAGATGGGAATGTTTCTGTCATTAGCGTGATCTAGCTAAGATTCCTCCTGGTCTTTGTTGTTTCACTAATTCAGCTTGTACTGCTTCTGCCAGCATACTTCCAAGCTGCTCTGCTTGCCCTGAATTACCTTCAACTGCCGTTCCAGTGGCATCAACATTGACCACAACATTAGACCCTGAGCCTAATTCGTGGTTGGGAATTATCGTTCCCGAAGAATCAGGTACGAATAGTTCTGGTCCTCTTTCTCCTACTATTGAAGGTCTGCCCTTGGGAGGTCTACCCCCATTGGCAAAACCAAAGAATGTCTTAGCCCCTGGTAATCCTGAATTAGCCAGTAGAGAAGATATACCATAATCAAGTAGTTTATTACTCACAGTATTCATTAACTTATTCATCGCATCGTCTATAGATTTAGTTGTATCTAACGCATCATTTAATACCTCGACCAATCCACTTTTTATCGTTGATCCTATATCTTTCCATAGAGCTAGTTGTCTTTCTACTTGCATATTTCCCTCCATACTTAATATAACAGCTCTCTTACGCTTATCATTTCCATCCTTCAATGCCTCTACTTTATTACGCAAACTAGCTACATGATCTATAGCTATTTGTAATTCTTCGTCAGTTAAAGTTTTATTTTCTCTGTTCTTTTGTAATTCCATATTATACGATTCAAGTGTTTGCTCTGCTAGTGCTACGGAGCTATTACTCATTTTTTCTATCGTAACCATACTCTTAGCTAGAGCAGGATTTAAACCCTCTCTCCTTAATTCTAATATTCTTCTTTCAGTAGCAAAGTTACTTAATTGAATCTCTGTTTGTTCCTTATACTTATTATTAATTTCAGATACTATTTTGGACGTATTAGCATCTATACCAGCTTTAATTATAGATGGTTCTAAGGCTTTCATACCTATTTTTGCTTGATCTCTCTGTTCTCTACCCAAGGCAGTTAGAGAAGGTACACCTAAAGATCCTGAACCTAGTGTATGTGTACCTCTTTTTAGACTTTCAGAGTCGTAACTTGTTATAGAATTTATAGTCTGTCGGAAACTTCTATACTGCTGTGCTAAGTCACTATCTTTACCTAAAGCATCTAACCCCTTATCTGTAAAATACCCTTTTTCGTCTCTAAGTCCCTTGACCATCTCAGCAAATTCTACTTTTATATCCGTAATATTTACTTTAAAATCTTTCATAAAATTACCCATACCAGAACTAAGTTCATTTAGAGCAACTACACCACCAGCTCCGTACCTATTTTGTAATTCCTTCTGAACCTCAAGTAAAGCAGCATTGGCCCCCTTAGTCTTTTCTATTAATTTTATTTCTCTTGCTCTCTCGGAATTTAGAAACCCTAAAGCTTCTACAGCTTTATCAGCGTTAAATTTAAGAGGGTTTATAGAATTACTTAAATTTTTAATCGAAGTAATAGCACTTCCTATAGTTGTACCAATAGCAGTAGCAGCAATACCCCCTGCAAAACCACCCCCAGGAGTAATAGCCTCTCCTAATGCTCCACCAGCAGCACCAAGAGCAGCGATAGCAGGATTTTGTCCGAATAAGAGAGGGAAACCACCACTAATCAAGGCACTTTGACCCATCCTTCCCCAAGCACTTGGTCTTGGTCCAGGTAGTATTTGACCATTTGATGCAATATTCAAAGGAGAACTTGGGCCTCCAGTCCAAGTACTTCTTCTTCCTCCCCTACCTCTACCACCACCACCGCTAGTCGCTCCACTAACATTTCTTCCTGACAATCGTGCCTGTTCTATTTCTGTCTCCTTTAGAAGATTTGTTAACTGACTCTGATCTTGTGCTGTTACTGCTTTCTCTAGCTTGAGCCTCTTGGCAGTGGTAGACACACCTTTTGCGTCAAATCGAGCCAGTAATTTTTCTATACGATGCTTATCATTTAAAAAGTCTTTTTCTGCTTTTATCCTTATCTTTAGTTGTTTACCTCTCGCTTCCTCTAAATGCGTTGCGCTATCTAATTGTTCTAGCTCTCTAGTTATCGTACCTGCTTTTCCTATATGATCTTTAGTTACTAATTTTCCATCCTTCATTTCTCCCCAGTAACCAGAACGTTTAAGTGCATCACTACCTCTAGACTTCATATCTATTCTTAGGTTAGTTATTTTCTCGTATTGCTTTTCTAAGGCTTTTAAATTCTTCTCCATTATCTTTGCTTCATTACCACCTGCTCCTTTAAAGCTTTCAAGTAACGCAGTCAGAGTATTTCTTCTTCTAAGTAACCTTTCTTGTGCCTTTGCAAACGTACCTGTATCTTTACGACCCAAATCGATAGGTAAAGAAGCTCCTGATTTTGGTACTGTTGGTCCTTTTTGGTAAATAGGATTGCCATACACATCTACAGGACCGTGCATCCTGATTCCTTGCGGCCCTTTTCTCTGCCTGTTTTCACGGGCTTCGGCTTTATTTGCTACTCTTTCGGCTTTTCTAGCATCAGCTTCCTTTTTCTTAGCATCAGCTACCTTTTTAGCCCTATCCTGTACTTTTTTCTCTGCGGCTGCTTTCTTGTTAGTCTCATCAACTAATTTTTTCTCAGCCTCAACTTTTTTATTAATCAGGTCTAGGTCTTTGAAGTCCTTAGCTATCTGTTCATTTGCTACTTTGAGTTTTGCTTCTGCCCATTGAAATCTACCTTTTTCTGCGGCTTTCATAGCTGCACCAATATCTTTCTGCCTTTCTTCAACGTCTAGACCTATCTTCAATAATTTATTATTGTCAGCCGTAGCTTTTCCTTGTCTTACTCGAAAAGCATTAATTTTATCTGCGTTATAGAATCTTTTTCTTGCTGCCTGATCCTCCTCTCTTTGTCGACGTATCTGTTGCGCTACCTGTTGTCTTGTTGTTCCTTGATTTGTCCCTACCTTTACAGCCTTTCCTAAGTCATCCTTAATTTTATTTTTGAGCGTTCGTAGGTCTTGACTGAACTGCTTCGAGTCTAATTCAATATTTACGGTATAGGTTGCGCCGCCTTCTGCCACTAGATTACCTAATTAATAATATTAGTTTAGCGTACCTTGCTGTATTGAGCCTTTCTTCGAGCATCTTCGTATGCTTTCTCTTCTCTGTCATTTTTTAAATCTAAATATGCGCTCCATGCGTATAGTTCTTCCATTGTCATTGTGTTAACTATCTCTCTGTGCGTTTTTCCTAGTTTTTCAGCTATAAAAAATTGAAGATAAAGATAGTTATCCTTCTTCAACTGGGCTTTTTACCGCATCTGGGTCAACCTCATCCCCCACATCCTGCATCTTACCCATAATGTCCAGCAGTACAGCTAAAGGAACTTCTCTTCTTAAAGCTGGTCTATCTGCCTCACTAAATAGTAATTTACCTGCTTCATCTTGTGCTTTTTGGATAATAACTTGGAGCGCAAAGTCCAAGTTACCCTCTTCATCCCCTTTGTTTAAAGCTCTTAGTGTGTTATTTATATTGTCCCTATCGGCAATAGTCAAAGGCGACCAAAATATCTTTAATACAAGTTCATCTCCTTTATAAATAGCGTAACTACTACGATTTTCGACGTTGTAAGCTTTTCTCAGCTTATCTATAGCACGATCAGCAGCCATGTAATTTTGTATTTGTTTCTGTAGTATAGCCTATGGTTAAAAATAGCAACTCTATAAATCTAAGTAAGACTTAGGAGAGTACTTATACGATCCACCAGATAAACCAATGTTTCCCGTATAGTTCGTATTTTTCCAAGATGTGTCCCTATCTGTTTTGCGTATAACAAATTTCTTGGAACGAAAAGCTCTGTTTATGTCCCTCATTAAGTATTGTGGGCTGTTTAAGTAAATTCTGTACCAACTAGGCTGAGGAAATATACGAGCAGTTAAGCTTCTGGTATTCCCATGTTGGGCGTAAGTAACCTTTTTACCTTCAGTACTCATCATTGTTTGATGATGATGTATCTTTTCACCCCAGTAACCTGTTGCAAATAAACCGTATTTAGAAGCGTTACCTACAAAAAGAGTTTGGGCTATAGGTACTGTAGAAAAATTGGGCCTTTTGACTTCCCTGGGTCTTCTAGCTGCTTGTATAGCTTCTTCATCCCACCAAGCAGGGTCAGGATCTCTATCTAGTTCACCTCCCATGACTGGGCCAGTACTAACCACCCAACTTTTAGCAAAACTACCTGTCCACCACGGTCCTCTATCTTGAAGAGTGACAACAATTTCTTTCGCTGCCTCTGTCCTTGCCTGTTCTACTGCCCTTTCTATATCTCTTACAAGACCAGTTAAACGTTTTCTATTTTTTCTAGGCATTGGCTGTAAAAGTGCAGCTAACAGTACTTAAATAGTGACTGTTATTATCATTATTAACAAAGGACGGTCCAGAAATCTCTGATACACGGGGAGTAACAGAATAAGTGTCTACATAGGTCGTTTTATTTACGGACGTTAAAGCATCTATTACTAACTGAGATATGGTGGAAGATACAGCACTACCTGTATTTTTAGGTGTTAATATACCACAACTTACCCTACCAGTGTAGTAAACTTGGGATTCTCTTTGAGCTTGATAGGTAGAGGTATCAAAATCTATACTTACTAAAACGTATTTTTTAGAGGCACCTGGAGCTGTAAAAGGGGTATTGTCGAATACTACTGTAACAGTAGGTTGACTATCTTTTACTGTGTCTCGTATTGCAACCTCTAAGGCTGCTCTGACATTAATTAAGCTCATTAGAAGACAACATCTAAACGAAATAGGTACTCTTGACCGCCTTTTAATGTTCTTATATTAGTTATACGTGCAATTCTTGTAGATCCTGAAAAAGTAAGAGTAACTTCATCTTGAAGTAACGGCTGACTGTCCCCTATTTGATCAGGTGTGACATATAGTCTAGCTATATTCTCTTGATAGCCTGTTTCCTCAGTAGAAGATACAAATTCAATGGGTGCTTTAATGGAATAGCGTGTATTGGAAGAATTAATAGTCCCTGTAGCAGCGTTGTAAGTACCCATTGCTTTACGGGTATAAACGATACTGGTATCTAGACCTTCGCCTAGTTGTTTAACAACTTGTTTAGCTGCATTTTTTAGAATTGTGTCGTAAACGCCAGCCATAATTAACCTCTAATAACTCGAACTTGGTAGCTACCCGATCCACCAATACAATAAGCACCTAATTTCTGATGTAACCAAGGGAGTACATCAAAAATATTATTCACTGTACCTGTTGCAAGACTAGCTTCTGCGTTTTCTATCTCCAAATCACCCATTTTAATCTTTTTAGCAACACCAGCAGTACCTTTATTGCCTGTCATTAATGTTGGATCGTTTGCCAATTCTCTAGCTAATAAATACTGAGCTTCCTTGATATTTCTAGGAATTGTTGTGCAAGCAAAGGAAACTCCATCGACTTCATGGTTATTTCGAGGCCATTTTAATGCTTGATCTTCATTACACCGATAACCATAGTAATTAAGAGAATCCAGTTCACTACAAGCAGATATCAATGCTCTATTCTTTTGGTCATCTGTTTTATTATCCCAAGTTGTTGAATCTGGAACGGTTTCAAAGAAGGTATTTGCTTCAGCCAAAGTAACGTAACTATTAGC